ATCTTCTTTATCTTGCAAATATTGCCTATGAGTAGCTTGCGTATCTGCTTCTATCTTTTGATCAATAACAGTTCGTAATCTAAAGCGTTGTTGTAACTCTTGCCTAGAAAACGTTTCGTCAAATCGTTGTAATGCTGACCGATCAGTTCCAACACTGTCACGCATCTTTGTGCGAATACCTTCAGTTGTCTTATTCCACTCAGGATCATCACCATCTAAGACGCCCCAAGGTTTTTCTGATTTACTAAGTCTATTGTATTCTTCTGCTAATTGTTCTTGCGTACCAAGTAACGCATTACTAAGTTGTGCCTCACGCGCCATTTTATACCGCATTTGTGCAAACTGCCCTACTTGGCTAACTACCTCGCCAAAGACATTTCCTTTAGCTAATGCTTGTTGCACATAAGGCTCTGCCCTCATACGCGCAGTCATAGAGCGACCCGGCGCTTGCGTAGAGATAGAACCTCTTGATTGATACCTTGGTATTTTCATTTTTTCACCTTAATCAAATAAACCAGCATCGTAGCCAGTTCTAGCCGCCGATCCAAATCCCGAAATAAGACTTTGCATACCTTGCGCACGTAACGCACCAGCTGATGCACCACCTTCCATTCTTGTAAGCTCTGCTGTGAGTGTGACGTTTTCTTTTGCATCGGCAATCTGCATTTGAGTAACGCTATCATTAAATCGGTTAACAGCCATATCGTATTCAAATTCTCTAGCGTTTTGCCTTAAAACACGCATAGGCGTTCCTTGTGCAATGTCTATTCCAGCGTAGCCATAGTTAGCTATCACCGTTCCTTGCTGTTCAGAAAATCTAAATCTGTCTACTTTTTCACGCAATAAAGCATTTGCATTAAGTATTTTGCTTTGCTTGTCGAGAAGACCAATATCTCTTTCAATCAAATCAGCATTAAAGTTTGCAGCTTCTTGCGCTTTTTCAGCCGCTCTATCAGCAGAATTTTTTTGAGATATTCCACCTATTATTTGTGAACCACCTACAATATAAGTAAAAGCATTAGCAGCCATTTTATATCAACCTTTTTGAAAAAACATTTTCTATATTCTCAAACCCAAGACGATCTAATAATTTATCAAAAGGTTTGTGTCGTTTGACGTTTATCATTAAGATAGACGCGCCGTATTCTTTTAATTTTTCTTCAGCAAATTTTATAAGCTTCCAGCCAGTAAAACCTTTTCTATGCTCTGGTGCTATATAAATTATATCATTCTGTGCAAATATGTGATCTTGATAGTGTAAATTAGGAGCTACCGAAACAACAAAATACCCTATCATAATACCATCTTCTCGCGCCGTATAAATTTTTAACGCACCTATGCTTTCGTATTTTTCATACATATCCCAATTAGGATTAAACTTTATTATATCTTTATTTAACGCTATTTCTTCGTAGTGCCTTATAAGCAACGGAATAGCGTCTGCTTTAGCTTGGTTTAATGTTTCTTCTGCGTATACTACTGTCATTTGTCAAAAGTGTTAAGCCTTGGATAAATTGCTAATACTGTCATTGGTAGTGGCTGCGTTTGACGTACAAATATTTTTGCATCGTCATCATAACCACCGGGAAACTCTATTTCTTTGTCACCAGTAAATAATGGTACTGCTGTATCCATATCCATAGAACTATCTCTAAAAAATATTCTATCTAGATTATTAGCGTCGGGCCCCACTTCAATCCCTACCGTTTCATCTAAACGTAATGTAACCGCATGTATTCTTTTTGGTTTACCTTGTGATGTGCCGTCTACAGATCCAGCTTCTAGACGTAAGGTTTGCATTTGACTTGTGTAACCAAAACCTATTGCCCCAGACGTAATGTCAAAATCAAATGTAACACCAGCGCTAGATACTGCTTTATCAGCGTGTGTTGCACCGTTAGCAAGTATAGATACCGTTTGACCTTCTAGGTGTTGCAGCCCGGTTATGGAACCAGTTGCACTACCAGAGTACGACAATCCACTATCAACAAAAAATGCTGTTGTAGAAGCACTACCAAAATCAAAGTTTTTCATTAGCTCTATATAGCGTTTTGTCTGACTGTTAATAGTGCGCTTAACAATCATATACAATTCATCTTCGCCGCTGTCTGTTGGCAAACTTATAATACTTTCAACAACGGCTTGACCGCTTCCAAAGCTACCACCAACAACATGCTTATGCCACGCAACAACTTCTTCTTCGCGTCGATACGTAAGACCTAGTAACGTACCATCTGCACGTAACGCCCATATAAGGCTCTCAGGTTCTTGCTGATAAGCAAATGCCGTAAGACCGCCCTCTGTTAGATGTTCAGCTAATATCGTAACGTCAGGAGCCGCATACCCACCTGTATCAACCTCACCAGTATACTTAAATTCTCGTACCTTGCGACCACCACGTTGAATAAAAAGCGTTAGATCTGCAACTTGTACAGGCTCGTCATTTGTACAACCATAGTTGCTATACTTACGAATGACAGTTGTTGTTGCTGTAACCGGGCCACCATTTGTTGTTGTAAGTACATACTCACCGCCAGATGTACCAATAATTAATATCCTAGTAGCTGAGAGATAGCGTATAGCGTTCACTTTATTTGATGCAATCGTATAGATTAAAGCGTCATTGTCAGCACCAGAACCTATTGTAAAGTTTTCGTAATCCGCTGATTTGCTAAAGAAAAGAGTTTGTGGATTATTATTGGTTGCAGCGAAAACAAGCCTTTGCTCAAAGAATGTACACACGGATGGATTGTTATCGGTTCCAAACAAAGCTGGCACACTAACATTTATTTTCTTTGCTGTGCCGCCGGAAGAATATGCGGTAAAACCTGACGTATCAATGTTATTACTATCTACATCTTGCAACGTAAAAGTGTTAGTAGTAACATTAGCAACTTTAAAATATTTATTATTAAGTTCTATCATTCCAACAATAGCTTCAATTAAAACTATATCACCGTTGCTAAATCCGTGTGAACTACTTGTTAAAACACCCGGAGAAGCTTGTGTTGCAGCCGTTATTGTTTTTGCAGTCTGTGGTTCTCCTAGATAAATAGCGTCTAATGTCCAAGCATTGTGATCTGTACGTAATAATGTACGCACCTGATAGCTAGGATGCACCAAATACATAATATCAGCTGATTGAGCAAAACGCAGATTAGGTATATCCGCTGTTAAATACGGCGTAGCTATCTCATAAATTTTATCAAGAGTTACACCGCTATCGTATGTTGTAAATCCTGTTGTATTTATCGCAACGCCAAACAAATCAGTAAGCGTAAATGTATTAGTTGTAACGTTTGCTACTAAATAATTTCTTGTTTTTAATTCTGTCATAGCTGATGTGTTAGAAAGAAACACCTCATCGCCGTTACTCAAACCATGACTATTGCTTGTCAGAACACCCGGGTTAGCTTTTGTAATTGCACTAACTGTTTTTGCACTACCTTCTAAAACTTGCAAACCATTACGCAATACGCGCATATACAGATTGCCAAACTCTAGTACATACGTATCAGCTGTTTTAAACTCAAACGGTATAAGCCTTGTTTGCGCAGAACTATTTTTAACTTCTCCTAAAAATTCCGTTCCCGGTCTACGTGTTACGCCACCATGAGGCTGAACAATCATATTAGTTAGATCAGACAAACCTTCTTTGTATTTAGCAATAGAAACACGGCCCTCAAGCCTTGGTGATATTTCACCAGCCGTAAAAGTACTAAGAGCCGGGGCTGATCGAGCCATTTAGAACCTCGCCTCAATAAAATCACTTGACTCAAGCCTATGTGGTGCTCCTTCAGTGCCATCAACAAATCTAGCTTCTTTCAACTTTTCTTCATACAAAGATGCAGTAACTTGCACCATCGTAGTCGAACCAGTAACTGCATACGCTACTTCCATAGCTAACCTAGCAGCTAAAGCTTCAATTAAATTAGCATCATATTGTTGTGGATCAGTTACCCTAGAAACATATTTTATTTTAGCTATAGCTTCATCTGTTAATAATTTACGACCCTCAATTACGAACACCGGGCCACCGCTATTGTTAAACATATTGTCTTGTGGATAGGATAAAGTTCCGTTGCTAAATTCAGTTACACGTAAACAATACGGATCTGTTGGTAGTGCATATTGGAAAGCATAACCAAAATCAGGCGTATCACTTTCTTTTGCAAGCTCTGATCTTCGCAACAAGCAGTTCCAAGGGTGCGCCCTAAAAACAGTATCCCTTACCGACTCGTACCTTTGATTAACTATACGCGCTGGCTTACTGTTTTCGTCAAGCGCTGTAATATTTGTAGCGCCTAATGTGTTAAGCGCAAAGTTTGCAATATCAACTGTACTAGCCATTTAAATCTCCATAAAAAGAAAGGGGCGCAGACGCGCCCCACTCTATTAGTCTAGAACGTACTTAACGGTAAGTTCAATAGTACCAGTGCCAGCGGCACCGCCCATTGTAACCGTTACAGGTACACCGTCCTCGTTAGCATCTAACTCTGTGCCGGAGCCTAGAGCTAGTGTAGCGATTACGTCTACCTTTTGCGCTGATGTAGAAGCCGCAGCCGCTTTATAAGCCGCCGCTGCTGCGCTTACCGCTGTACCAGCTGCGTTAGTATGTGCAGCATAGCCAACAGACAAGGTTGTAGAGGAACCAAGTGCATCATGTGCAAGCGATCCTTCTAACAATCTAGCGCCATCAGGCATGATAAACATTTCAATAACGTCACCAGACGCTAAAGAAGATGCCTCATAAGTACCATGAGCAACTCTAATTCTGCCGCTCATTTCGTTTGCTTTGTTCATCACGGCTGGTGTAGCTCGTGAATTAGTGCGTTGTGCTGAATAAACAGTAGCCATTAGTCAACCTCCTTATTCGTTACACGCAATTTCTACTACTTTACTTTCTTCCATGCGTGTAGCACCGATAGACTGACAGTAATAGACTTGCGTTGAGTAAGATTTATCAGCACGTTCATCAATACGAGCAGATGGTTCTTTACCAATTGCTAGCTTGATACCGTCACTGGCAAAAGCAATAACCTGACGGTCAC